GTCCACCTTGAACGGGAACAGTGCGAGCACCGCATTGAAGCGATCCACTTCGTTGACGCTGGATGACAAGAGCTTGTCCTGCGCGTCAATCATGCCCTTCTCCGACTCGAAGAATGGAAGCCCCGCCGCGTTGACCTTGTAGACGTTGACCGGCACCCGCCCGAATGGGTGCGCCATACTCTGTACCTCACGCCAAGGTCCGCTGCCGTCGCGCTCCATGGCGATTATGTCGGCGTCGGTATAAACGGTGGCTTTCTTTGGCACGTTGTTCTCGCGGTCGTAGAATCGCACCGCGCCTACCAGCTTCGGTTTCAGAGATCCGTCATACGCGCACTCGATTTCGTTCTCGTCGACCCGCGCAAACTCCACGCCGTTGTCGCCATACCAAAAAACCTCCACCGCTCGCCCATAGACAAGGGCATCGGTGTATAGCTCGGACGTGAGGCGGTCGCTGTCGTTGTAGTTTTCAATCTCGCGAACCGCTTGGATGTAGGCATCTACCGCCGCGTCTTCTCTCGCGCTCGCGTCGGTGCGGACGTTGTCAATCTCTACCGTGCGGTATCCCGGCATGGCAGCGTACCCGGCCATGTCCTCCACCGCCATCTTGGCAAACGGAATGGCGATCCGGTTATCAGGCTCCTTGCGCGGCTCCCGTGACTCAAGCCAAGGGTTGCGACCGAGGAAGTACGCCCGGTTCTGCCGGTAGGTGCGCTGTCTGTTTTGGTTGTACTCGGCAAGTTTCTTTAGGTCCATGTTACTCCCTCAAAATTGTGCAGGCGGCACCATCCACGCTCCTGCACTGCGCCCGTCATATCGTGCACGCCGTGCGCTTCCCAAGTTCTGCGGGTGGTAGACTCGAACTACCGACCATCTGATTAACAGTCAGGCGCTCTACCAACTGAGCTAACCCACAAGGTCCCCTCGTCGGCTAATAGGTAGTCATTGCCACGTGACTAACTACCGTTCGCCGGTTAACGGGCCGAGGGTACGCCCGATAGCGGGGGTGGGGATCGAACCCACGCCTACGGAATATGAGTCCGCCATCCTGCCGCTGGACTACCCCGCGATATATAAACAGCCCGCCTGGGTACGCATCGCCGAGAGGCGTGGCGGGCCTTATTAATGTTGCACAATAACATCCGACGTGTTATCGTGCGGTACTGCGTTACAGTCCGGGTATTGATACCGCGCTCGGTGTTCCCTTATTCCGCATGACAGGCTCTAAGGCGTACCGTAGGGCGTCAATCATGTGATTATGCCTGTCCTCTAACACCGGCGTGGGCTCACCTGTCAACCTGTCCAGCTTGTAAGAATACATCTTGAACTCATCGATGGTGTGCTTGCACCGTGGGTGTATCACTACCTCGTGGTAGCCCTTGATATGCTCAACGCCATCTTCAACGCTGCCCTTGCCTTTCTTCGCGCCTACGATGTCGTAGCCCTGCCGACGCATGTAACTAATGGTTTCCGGTCTCGCCGAGTCTGCGATAATACGCCACTTCCGGGAGGACGGGACCGCGTCGAACAGCTCCGGTGTATCGTCGATATCAACGCCCACACCGTATGCCTCGGCATCAATGTATAGCGTCCGATCCTGTACAAAAGCTCTAACAAGCGCCGTCGGGTCAATTGAAAACCCCCAGTCCGCGCCGTGGTAGAATTGAGCGTTGGTTGGCGTGTCGAAGTCGTCAACGCGCCAGTGCTTGAACACTCGGCCCTCTGTGGCGTTGGCGTACTCACCCAACCACACATGCGCGTACTTGTCATAGTCGCGCCGCTTGTCCCACTCCATTTCCTGCTTCAGTATCTCAGGAAACCACGGATTATCTGTGTGATTCGCCTGCACTACGATAGCGTTAGGCGGCGGCGATACTCTCAGGAATTGGTCGACGGGATCTGACTCTTTATCAGGATTCCAACTAAACCACAACTCACTATCCACGCTTCGTATCGTCGGCCGCAATAGGTCAAGGCTGCGCTGTGATAATGACTGCGCTTCCTCCACCCATGCACGCTGAAACCCCTCAAGCGACTTGATGGAGTCGGCCGTGTGATTCTGCATGCCCTGGAATATGATAAGCCCGCCACCAGGCGTTATGATTTTCTCGTGCTGAATATCGAACATCGACGCAACACCAAGTGATGCAATCTTGTCCTCAATCAGTCGCTTGGCAGATTGCTCAAGGCTGCGCTGTATCTCCCTGATACATACCGACCGCATACCGGGATAGCGTATGTGGTCTTCAACTAACGCTTCTGCGAAAAAGTGCGACTTGCCGGACCCTCGCCCACCATGCGCGCCTTTGTATCTTGCTGGTTGTAGCAGCGGCCCAAATACCGGCGCTGTGTCAATCGTTAGCGTGGACGATTCGCCGCTCAATCGTTCGCACCTCTACGCCGCCTGATATCTCCGTGTCTTGCTTGTCGTGGTAGCCATGCTTTGCTAATACAAGTTTAGCAATAGTCGGTTGAAAGTCTCCTGTCAACCCGCCATTCATTAGCTTGCGCGCCTGCGCTGACAGCAAGCTCTCTAACATGTCGGAAAACTCTTTATGTTCCGTTCGCCATTCGTATATTGTGGATCTATTGACACCCAATACAACAGAAAGCCCCTCAATCGAGGGTATGGCATCGCCATGCTGTTCATATGTCTCAATATAACCAGCGGCCTTTGCGAGTATGCTTTTGCTGTATTTCGTTGGCCGTGCCATTGGTGTTGCCCTTAATCAGAATCTTATAATCCCGCTCAACCTTCGCGATGTAGCGGTTTTCGATATATTGACTCCCAGGTTTTCATTCCGTCGGGCGTCAAGAATATTATTCTATCCCATTTGTATTTCCCGCGAATCAATCGGCCGTTGTCGTCCCTCTCGCCTTCGTAGTAGGCATTTGACTCTTCCTCGCGCTTCAACTGCAACCATTTATTCCGGTACAGATGACGATACATTCGGCCGTTGAACCGCTTGATAGGGTGGTGTTCACCTATAATCATAATACGTGATTATCCTCCCACAGTACAGACTCGGGATCGGCAGTCTCGTCCGGGCCGATATCATATCCGTCAATGTAGCTGTAATGACGCTCGCGCTCATCGTACTTCTTCATACGCTTTGCGACTCTCCATGCAGCGCGTTTTGCGTCCTGCATTGTCTGCGCCGATTCTTCAATCATCTCAGCGAATACCTCGTGAATGTAGTCGCTGCGGCCCAGAAGGTTACGCCGTGCGTTCGTGATGAGAAAGTCGTTGAAATCAGAATCGTGGTACAGCCTATTCGCGTTAATCATTTACCCTTCTATTACGAGGAGAACGGGAATCACAAAAATGCACCCCGGCAACGTAGAAAATCCGCTATATTCTCGCATTCCTCATAAAGCATACGAGTGGCTACTTGCCGCGACACCCCCACCCGCTCCCCCACCTGCTCGAACGTCATCCCTTGCACCCGGTAGTAAAACGCCAACTGCACCCGCTCGCGTTTGAATGATAGCAAAAGCGTTATGTCCTCAATCTGCCTATCGTTTAGCCCTGCGGTACGCAAAACGTCGCGAAGCGTGAGAACCTCTGTGTCGGTTAGGTAGAGATGCACGTCTACTCCTTGTAATAAATTGCCCGCGCCGGGACTCGCACCCGGTGCACGCTTACCGCCTGATGGCTCTCATGTGGCTGCTTCGCGGGCTGGCGCATCTGCGCCGTTAATTCCCGCATAAGTCGGCGAGCTTCTGCGAGTCAATCGCGGCTCGGTCACTCTGCCCCTTGCTCTTTCGCGCGTCGTAGGCGTCGACCGCATCCTGTACCTCGTCCTCCCAGTCCGCGAGCGTCAACTCGCCGAGATACAGCCGCAGCAGCAGAAGGGCGTCCGGCGGTATGCCGATTTTGCCCCATTGCGATACCGTGTGGCGCTCTCGCTTGGTGATAAGCCCGATTTCGCGTCGGGTCAAGATGGCGTCGTAATACGCAAGGTCACTCACTGTCTACCCCCTGTAAATTTCTCACGCACCAATGCAGTATTGTAAACGATTCGGCATCGTCGCATAGGAGTGAGGCGACTCTGTGCAAAACAGGTATATCACTGCACGGGCCGTCGTCGCACCCACCAAAATACAGGTTTTTATAGACCACTTGGCACCACGGCTCACCCTCCCGATACCGCAACCGCTCGGCGGCGTCGGGCCATCGTACCCTATACAATCCTTGCTCGGTGTTTACTTCCCAAGCCGAAAATATGCGTAGGTCAGCGTCGCCCAGGGGTTGCGACACATTTTGACGATCAAAAACCAACCCATCCCGCGTCGCGGTGACGCCCTTGGTGAGGGTGTGGGGGAGGCGGGACAAAATGTCCTCATTTGTCGATATATGAGTACATTTTGGGTCACTCATCACTGCGCCCCTTGTTTTTCTCGGCTATCGCTTTTGAGATCCATGCCGCTTGCTTCGCCTCGCTCTCGTTCCACTCGTCAGCCGCCATGGTCGCTCGCGTCGCCTTGTGCGGGCTTAGCAGACGCATCCACGCCGGTGGGGTCTGTGTGTCAATCTGAGTATTTTGCATAATATTCATCCTTTAATCTTCTGCTCGCAACCGCTCGGAACTCTCCCTATCCGCCAAGTAATTGCGGTACATCCAATCTGCCTTGCGCTGTATTAGCTCTTCCGCGTCATCGGCGAGTAAATTGTAGATCTCAACGCCTTTATACCACACTTCGATCTCGTCAAGCATCTCAGTACGAGGCAAATATATGCCGAAGAATAGCAGGCGCTCTTCGCGAAAAATAAAGATCCCTTGCATGAACAGCGTACCGTCCCGATTTTTTTCGCACTTGTCGGGCAGCTCCCCGTCGTGGTCAGGCATCCCGCGAGCATCGTCTTCTGGCACAAACTCAAGCGACTCTGTACCGCCCACCACAAACCCGCACCCGCGCACAAAATAGCCCAGGTGCATCAACACATCGTCGAGCCCGTCGGCCTTAAAATGGTGCTCCACAAGTCCGCCGCCACCATGCTTCATCTCAACGACAAAATGCATTCCTCTGTCTATCTCACCCCACATTGCGCCAGATCTCCATAATGAGCCATACACTAACCGCGACGAGCGCCACGGTTCCGACTGCGAGACCGATTAGCCCGCGTTCCCGCAAATATATTGCGATAGGTCCAAGCTCGGTCCGCTCGTGATAAATCCTTTTTCTCACTTTCATGCCTCCGTTCCACATCATACCCGATCCTTTTCAGCTTTGTCAACACTGCCCGAAACCGCGCTTCCGATTTTGCCGCGTCTGGGTCAAACCCCGCAACCTCACACCATGGCGAGTGCTGCCCGGTCGCGAACCAAAACGCGGCCATGTCTGCCACGTCGCTGCCTTGATGCGAGATAAGTTCATCCTCGCTCACGTCGTTGAGCGCTCGCAGAAGCACCGCCTGGGCGAGATAGCGATAGGCATCCTCGACGCTCACAAACACCGGTCGGTGCTTCTTCCCTTCACTCGGCATCTGCCGAGCTCCCCTGCGTCACGATTTTGTACGCTTTGCGGTCCGCGTCAATCGCGGGCAATCCAACCTCGAATTGTAACGACCCGGCAAGCTCCAACCAATGATCATACTGCTGCGCTGTAAGCGCTGCCATTTCCCGCGCGGTAATCGCATCGCTCTCCACTCGCACTTCTCGCGCGTTCATTATCGCCTCCGTAAGTAGCCCGCCCCGTGCAGCGGGCAATGGGTAGAGTTTGTCTAAAGACATCCGGTGCACGGCCCGGTTGGAATCGCTACCCCATACGGGGCTAAGCGTCTGCGTGGCGGCCGAGTCGAACGGCTCGCACGGGGCGGACCGCTTTCGCGTCGCTGCCGTGACCTACCCGATACACGCACCCGGTCTTTCCCGGTGTCACATCAATTCGGTGATGGATCCGGCAGACTGAGTTTGACAGAATCTGCACCTGCCCCGGGGAAAGCCCGGCCAATGGACGTGCCGGGAGTCGAACCCGGCTCCGATGCGTCCCGCGTGCGGGATTTCGCACCGTCGAAACCATTACACGCCCTTGTCTATCAGTCTCGCGTCTCCTGTATTA